CAGCATTCCGCGGGAGGAAAGGACAAGGCGAAATCGCTTCATGAATGCGATCATGGTTTAGGTGGCAATATTGATGTCCTCACCCATTATGTCTGCTCACAACAACATACGGACGAAAAGATGCGCGCTAGGAGCGTCGCCGTCATATGAATTACTGAGGGATTGTCAAACTCAAGCTCTTAAAGCCCTCATGATCTATCGGCGATAGCGTGTACCTCCAATCACTTCGATCAAGCGAATGCTGAACAGTGTTAATGCCCATGTGGACCTACATCGCGAAAGGTGGGGATCGTCGATGGCGCGACCGTGCGGATGGAGATGCGGCATGGTATGCGGCGGATATGGCCGCAACTCGCGCAGGTCTCGACAGTGTCCGCTGACGGGCCGGTATCACTGCACCGGCCGACCGGGCGGCCGCACCGTTCGCAGTGCGGTGTGGCGGGTTGAGCGATAGGTGATTCTGCAGTATTTGGATTCCCGTACTTCAAGGCAGAGAGAGAACCTAATCGAGCTGCCTGCTGACGAACAATTTCGATCAGGCCGCCAAACTGGCAGCGATCCTTGGCCCAATCGAGGGCCTGGGAAGTGGAATCGACTTGGTCATCGTACTTGCCATTGGGGAATACAGCCATTTCATGCATGTATTGAGGCAACCAGTCGGCCTTCTCGGGTATGTAGACAAACCCGTTTTCAATCGTGCTGGTTACCGAATGCATTCTCATGACCTTATCTAGCTTTGCGTTATACCGAGTCACACCGTGGATTCCGTCCGCACACAGATCCTGTATGAGTTGCGTGCCGGAGGCCTTATCCTCGATCACAATGTTGCGCACCTTATAAGTCCGCGCGTGTTCCTTCACCACTCTTAGCAGTTCCGGATAGTCCATACGTTTGCGCAGCACGTGCAGCAAATAAAGGTTCTTCTGCACCATGCCCCAGGTTGTGCATACGCTGTAATCGTTCAGCTCCGAGCTTTTATTGGCAGTGTCCCAGCTTTGGAATATCAGATCGAATTCTTTAGGCAGTTCCTCTGGTTTGTAGGTCTTGAACCACTGCGTCTTCACGAGGCCTCCGCCGAGGGGAGAAGGCGATTGCTGGTATTGACCGGCAAAGTTGTATTCCCCCTGAGTCTCTCGGATGCGCGCCAGCACCTCCAGCGGCTCCCGGTCCGGATGTAGTGCCTCACCAGATCGCCTATAAAACGTTCTCTGGCCGTATGGGCTTTCGATGATGTGGGTCTCATCTTCCTCGGCAATCGCAGGAAACTTCAGCAAATGCCAACCGCCCTGTTGCAGAACGTGCCCGACTAGATCGTCTTCGTGAAGACGCTGCATAATGAGAATGATGCAGCCGCTTTGCTTATCGTTGAGACGGCTGATAACCGTGTGGTCTAGCCAGTTATTTACATTGTTTCGCTGGATTTCCGAGAGCGCCTCTTCGGGTTTGAGCGGATCATCGATGATGATGAAATCGGCGCCTCGCCCGGTCAGAACACCGCCCACCGAAGTTGATAAACGAAAACCTTTCTTGGTGGTCACAAAATCGGCAATCGCCGAGCGCCGCTTCGCCAGCTGAGTTCCGGGAAAGAGATCCCGGTAACAGCCAGCCATCATCAATGCTCGGCAGTCCCCGGCCAGCTTGTCGGCGAGATCCTGGGCATAGCTCGCACAGATAACCTGGGCGGCTGGGTTGTGACCCAGAAGCCAAGCCACGAACGAAATCGAGGCCATGTGTGACTTGAGGGAACGGGGCGGAACGTTGATGATTAAACGTCGTAACTTGCCGGTACGACACCGCTCCAGCGCCTGCGCGATCACCTCAATGTGCCAGTTGTGCTGATAGGGCGTTCCCGGATTTAGCTCATAAAAAGCTCGCTCGACGAATGCCCCCGAAATCGCAGCGCAGCAAGGCTTGGTATTCTGCTCTATTCATGTTCATCATTTTTGACTCCATCAAGAGATTCTGCGAGGCGTGCCAAGACTCGCTCCATGACTTTCTGGTCGTCATGGTCGAGACGTGCTGGTGGCAAATCAGCAGATGAATCTTCAAGTATGGCCAGCACCGGCAAGAGCTGTCGCATCGCATTGAGGTCGCCGGAAACAGCTTTGTTGGCCAACTGTTTTATCGCCGCTTCCAGTTTTGTGACCGTCTTACGGATGCCGTTTTCGTTGATGATGACCTTCTCCTCGAGAGTACGTCTGACGACGGCGGCCATGTTCCTCCTGCCCTTCGGTCTTCCGCTCGGATTTCCGGAAATCCCCGGACGAAACTGTGTGCGCTTCGGAGGGTGCTTGTAGCCGATTTCGTGCTTAGAATTTAGATCATCTGCCGACATTCTCACCCTCCTGCTCCCGTTGCGTGAATGCTTTTCCGTCCTGTCCGACAGCTTCCTTTCCCGTGAACCTCTGCCACCGGCGGATGATGGTGTCGACGTACGCGGGGTCCAGTTCCATTCCGTGGCAAACACGGCCAGTCCGTTCGGCTGCTATCAGCGTCGTTCCACTTCCCAGAAAAGGATCGAGGACGATATCGCCGCGTGCCGAGCAATCCATGATCGCGTCGGCGACTAAGGCGACAGGCTTGACTGTGGGATGTAGCTCGAGCAAATTTCCCTCTTCGGTCGACCTCGCAAAAGAGTTGACTCCGGGATAATGCCAAACGTTCGTTCGCGAACGGCCGAAGCGCCCCAGCTGCACATTGTTTCGGTGAGACCCGGTACCGCATTTGAAAACAAAGATGAACTCATGTTGACTACGGTAGAGAGATCCCATCCCGGCGTTGTCTTTTACCCACACGCATACATTCTTGAGCTCGGCGTAAGCAACATCGCCAGCCGAGAGAAGTTCGCGCACGTGCCGCCAATCCATGCAGACAAAATGCAGGCTTGATTGCATGCTGTAGCTGGCCACGAGAATGAGGACATCGGTCAGAAAGTTTGTGAACTCTGCCTCGGTCATTTCTCCCGACGCCATGAGGAAGTCCTTATGCCGGATCTTGCCGTTTCCGCTGGCATGCCCTGGAATTGCAACGTTATAGGGAGGGTCGCTGAACACTAGGTTTGCTCGAGAATCTCGCATGAGCAGCTGGTAATCACGTCGCGCCAGTGCATTGCCGCATAGAACTTGGTGCTTACCAAGATTCCAGAGGTCACCGGGACGGCTAACTTGTACCGAGGATAGGTCGGGGACAGCATCGGCCGGGTCCTGCTCGCCCTCTGGAGCCGGCGCGAGGTTTTCGATAAACAGATCAATCTCCCCAATTTCAAAACCCGTGGCTTCGAGACTGAAGTCGAGCTCTGCTTCGGACAGGATTTTCAGCTGCTCTCCGAGTAGTTGGTCATCCCATTCGGCATTCTCCGTCAGGCGGTTATCTGCGATCGTAAATGCGCGAACTTGGTGCTCGGAAAGGTGCTCAAGCCGAATGATGGGCACTTCCTTGATGCCCAAGTGCTGACAGGCACGTACGCGTCCGTGGCCGGCGATCACCTGCGATTGCGCATCCACCAAGACAGGCACGTTGAAACCAAAGCTTCGGATGCTGCTCGCGAGCTGGTTGACTTGCTTGTCGCTATGCAGACGGGGATTCTGAGGGTTCAGCCTCAGAGATTTTACTTCAGCGTACTCAATTGCCAGATTCCTATGTGTAGCACGCATTCGCAATCCTCCTTTGAACTCAACTGCACAACAGGTATCGCGACGTTTTTTCGCCCGCACTATTCAGAATTGCGAAAGTGTCCAAAAAGCTACGGGAGGGCACGGATGCCGAACACAAGATAGAACCAGCAGGTCATGCGACCAGCGGAGAACGCTTCAAGGTCCGGATTCGCCCTTTATGCAGCCCAAATCGCGGATCGTCGGCTAATGGCACAGAGAAGAGGATCCCAAGACTGGTTAGCGGGATTGGATTCGGATCACGGTTCCCCGGGGAATTCGGCCTCGTTGCGGGCAAAATCCATGGCTTAGTGAACCCCGGAGAAAACAGGTAAAGGCCCTATCCGCTTGCTCCACTAGAGGCAGAGTTCGCTTGACTGTCCGCCGAGAACGAGCGGCAATGTGCATGCGAAAGGAGGGCTAAATGGACACAGACATTGCCGAACAAATCGCCCAATTACGCCATTTGTCGCGCCAGGAACTCCTAGACCTGTGGCAGAAGCTTTACCGCAGGGCTGCCCCACAGGGAATCCGCAGAGAACTGATGGTTCCTTTTCTAGCTTATAGAATTCAGGAAAATGCCTATGGAGGTCTCAAACCTGCAACGCGCTGTAAACTTCGCCGGATTGCCCGGGAACTTGAAACGTCCGGAGCGTCACCCGAAGTGAGAGCTCAGCGCAAAATCAAGCCGGGAACATGCCTTCTGCGTCATTGGCGCGGAGAGGGGCATGAAGTCCGGGTAACGGGCTCCGGTTACGAATACAAGGGAGCCAGCTTCCCTAGCCTCTCGCACATCGCACGCCAAATCACCGGTACGCGTTGGTCCGGCCCGGCGTTCTTTGGTTTGAGAAGCGGCAAACTGATCGGTGGCGCGAATGACTAAGCAGCAAATTCGCTGCGCCGTTTACACTCGCAAGTCCTCGGAAGAAGGGCTCGAACAGTCGTTCAACTCCCTGGAAGCACAGCGCGAGGCCTGCCTGGCCTATATAAATAGTCAAAAGCATGAGGGCTGGGTTGCTGCAAGCGGACGCTACGACGACGGCGGGTTCTCCGGGGGCACCATGGAGCGTCCTGCGCTGAAACAGCTCCTCGACCACATCGCGGCTGGAAAGATTGCCACCGTGATCGTCTACAAAGTCGATCGTTTAACACGCTCCTTGGCCGACTTTGCCAAGATCATCGAGGTGTTTGATTCCCATAATGTTAGCTTCGTGTCTGTCACCCAACAATTCAACACGACCACTTCGATGGGCCGACTGACCCTGAATGTACTGCTCTCTTTCGCCCAATTCGAACGGGAGCTGACCGGGGAGAGGATTCGGGACAAAGTGGCCGCCTCGAAGAAAAAGGGCATGTGGATGGGTGGCGTCGTCCCTCTAGGCTACGACTGCGTAGATCATCGGCTCATCGTCAACCCACCGGAGGACGAGACTGTGCGCGAGATCTTCCGGCAGTACCTGCGGCTGGGCTGTGTTAAAGAGCTCAAAGACTATCTGGGACGGGAACAGATAAACAGCAAAGTTCGCACGAGCAGGAGCGGGCGTACCTCCGGGGGCGCAAGCTACTCTCGGGGTGCCCTCTATCACCTGCTCAACAATCGCGTCTACATCGGGGAGACCGTGCACCGCGATCAGTCTTATCCCGGCCAGCACGAGGCGATCGTACCGAAAGAACTGTGGGACCAAGTCGTAGCTCGGCTCGTAGCCAATAATCAGGCGCACCGAAGCAGAAAGTCCCTCGCGAAGCCGAGTTTGCTCAGTGGAATCGTTTTCGACGTTAACGGTGTCCGCTTCACGCCAACACACACCACGAAAAACGGGAAGCGGTATCGCTATTACACTTCGCAGGCGGCGATCCAAAAAACCGCAAGCGCACTGACAGTTACGGCCTTCCCAGCCCAAGAACTCGAAACACTGGTCCTCGCACAGATCCACTCGTTGCTGGGCTCTCCGGAAAAATGCACAGCCAGCCTGGAGAACAGTCCCGAAAAAGATGTGACGGGAGAGCGGGCTCTGGATCTCGCTAAACGCTGGCCGAAGCTGGAAACCGCGAAGCAACATGAGTTCTTCAGGAATGTGGTGCGGCGGGTTGTAGTGGGCCAGACCACAGTCTGGATCGACGTTGACCGCTTACAGCTCGTGGAAACATTATTGGGTCACCCACCCGCATGCGGTACTGTTACAGGCGAACATGAGCGTGGCCCCCTACAGCTGTCCGCTGAATTAAAGCCTCTTCGCCGAGGAGGCAAGATTCGTTTGGCGGGACCGAATTGTTCCGAAGGAACTCCGATTCTCTCTTTGGTGAAAGCAATGGCCCGCGCCCGCGACTGGTATGAACGAATCGTTTCCGGTGAAGTCAGCACCGTCTGTCAGCTCGCTCAGCAAACAGGACTGTCGTCAACCTACGTTAAACGCATCATGGAGTGCGCCGCGCTCTCCCCCCAAGTTACGGAAATGGTTTTGTCCGGAAAACACCGGCCTGACTTAACGCTGGAAGAACTTCTGAAAAACGCTCCCCTCGACTGGCCAGAACAGCTGCGTGGACTCCAGTTGACGTGAAAAATTCCTGTTCCCCATATCCTAACGTTCCCGCCATACATGCCTAACAGGCCGTATCAGGGAATTCATATTCCCTGTTCCCTCCTGTTCATTCCCTGTTCCGATTTGGCTTAGAAGCCCCAGGTTTTCTCCCAAGGCACTCTCGGGCATGGACTTACCCTCCGCAGGCTGCGAATCGAGGCCCAATATTCCCTGTAGATTTCCCTGTTAGCAGGGAATTCTCAGAGAAAAGTTCGCTCTAGACTGTGTCCACCGCCATCCAGTCTCACTTTTTCTCTCTCCCGGTGGCGTTTCACGCGAAAACTCGATTTTGCCGCCCAAAATGCGCGAATATCGCATGGACAAACATCTAACGTCTGTCTCAAACGGGCAGCAGGGTTGGCAGTCTGCTTGTATTTCTCCGAGGCAGGGTCGGGCAGTGGAGTTTCGCAAGCTAAACTAAACCATCGGTTCGCACTGACTGACCCGGCAGCGCCCAGATTCGATTCGCTGCAGCATCTGGCGATTTGTCCCCTATTCGCCTCAGCACAGTTTGGCTTTACTCTGCTGGGCGTACAGTTTGTCTAAAAGGGAGAGCAGGCGCGGGGCGCAGTCAGTCTGTACTGCGAGACGGTCTGTCCACCGAAATTCGTGAAAACAGGGGTCGGGACGAGGATTAAAACGCCAATTGCAGCCAATTAGGCGGGGCAGGCGCGTCCTTGGAGGTTGGGGAACGGGTAAGACAGGGGATTTTGGGAAAATCCGCCCTGCAACGGTGATTTCGAGGA